ATCGCCGCGATATGCCGTAAACCAAGACAGGTTAGTGTTGTTGAACGTAATGGTTTCCGTCAACTGCCTATCTCGGTTGTCGATGGTCTGAATTACATCCCTGACTTGCGGGTAGTACAAATAGTTGTGCGGTACAACCGTGAACACCCAAGGCACAGTTGTCAGGTACTGAGCGACAGTAATCTGACCGCTGCGGGAGTACATCTGTCCAATGGTCCTGCGGTTGTTCACCGTCATGGACTGCTGGATATTGAAGATTGTTTGGAAACTCATGTCCTACCCCTGCCGGTCGCCAGAGATTTCTGTGCGTATTGGTTAGCCGCCCAGATGGTGTTGCTTGAGCCAAGCAAACGCTGCTCAAACGACTGCACATCAATTGCCTGAATGTAGTTGTTGGTCACGTTGGTCACGCCACCCATGCCCATAGCGTGATTGGGAACGATGGTGCCAGCAGAACTAGGCACAAACAGTTCCGGACCACGCTCACCTACGATATACGGGGTCATGCCGTCTACTGGCCCACCAGATGCGCGACGATCCATCCGAGCAAAATCGCCTGTAGTTAGACCACCACCCCCACCAAAGATATTGCCAATAAATGATTTAAAGATCGACGTCATTTGCGTCCGCAGTTGAATCATTATCAAGTCTTGAATGATGCTGCGGGCAAGGTCTTTGAACGACAACTTGCCAGTGCGGACAAAGTTCTCAATGGCGCGGCTCATGTTGCCCCACACGGCATCCGTCATCTCAGACACTTTGCGCTGTTGTTCTTCCAAATCAATCAGAATGGATTTCATCTCGCCCATTTTGCGAATGCGTTCTTCTTGCAGGCTCAACGCCAAATCGCCTCCCGGACCAAGATAGATTTCTTTCTTGCGTTCCTCAGCCAATTGGCGCTGAACTTCAAGTTGCACCTCTTGCAGTTTGATCTCTTTCTCCGTAGCAAAAATGTTTTGCATACGGTACTTCGCCATCTTTTCTTCCATCTCAAACTGCGCCTTGCGCTGCTCAAAGTCCTCGTAGTTCTTCATTGCCGCTTGGTCACGGGCTTGACTACGGGCAACTAGATATGCCTGTTCTTCTTCAAACTCTTGCTTAAACAGTTCGGCACGTTCCTGAATGCGCTTGGCTTCAATGTCCCGAATCTTGTTTTCACGGTCGGCGTAAATGGCTTGAATCTGATAAGACAACATCTGCGCGTTGTGCGCGGTGAGTCTACCGCCAGCCAACTGACTCTTTTGGCGCATCTCAAGTACGGCATCCTGTACCTTCTGTTCGTACTCAAGTTGGATGTTCTGAATCTCGTCAGCAGACTTGATAATTTGTGCCCGCTGCGCCTCGCGCCGAGCCTTTTCCAGTTCACCAGCACGGGCAATTTGCCCATCTAAACCACCAGTAGCCGCACGATCTGCAATCTTCTTATTTTCTTCTTGCTGCTTTTTGGCCTCTGCTACTTTGGCATCGCCTTTAAGTTGTTCAGCGCGACGAATAAACTTAATTTCTTCAGCAAGTTGCGTTCGTCTATTTTCCAATCCTTCAAGGAAACCACCGGGAACAGACACCAAACCTTTTTCTTTGCTATCCGCAATGGCTTTGTCTATTGCCTCAACTTCTTTTTGAATGGCTGCTACACGCGCACTTGGATCATCACGACCCAATCCAAGCATGGCATCCCATGCCTCAGATGCCTCCTTTTTAAGTGCTGCCCATGCTTTTTCTAATGATCCAAGACTGCGTTCTTGCTTGTTAAACGACTCAAGCAAAGCAGTGGCTTGCAACTTAATCGCTTCTTGTGTGCGACCGTACTTTTCGAGCGATTCAATTTGTTTGTATTGAGAAAGCGTCAGGAAGTTGAACTGTGCATTCATCTGCCGCGCAGACGATGCAGTCCCGTCTAGCAGCGGAATTAGTTTCTTGGAAGCCTCTGCGCCATCAACACCAGCAAGTTGCGAATACTTGGCAATGACCTTGCCAACCTCATCCATGCTAGTCTGAGTGAACTTGCCAGATGCGGCAAGCGACCCCATGATGTCCCGAGCAGTTCCAATCGCAATGTTGAACTCGCTGGACAGCGTGCGACCAAACTCCAAGAAGTACCCGGAAGTCTTGCCTGCAATGTTGCCCGTCAGGATCAGGTCATCCCGCAGTCGGGCCATGTCCTCTGACCCTTTGTAGGCAGCATAAGCAACAGTGCCAAGCACACCGGCAAATGCTCCAAATACCAGCCTACCAACGCCAATTGTTTGAATGATGGCCCGAATGGCATTGCCAGCCCCGCCAAAGACATCGCGCAGTTGACCACCCTGCTGGATCAGGACCATCACCGGGTTCTGACCGCTCACTAGCGAGGTGAAGATGTCGGTCATCTGGTAGCCGATCTGCGCCTGCTGCTGCGGCGTCAGACCACCCATCATTTTCAAACGCTCGGTGTTTAGTTTCTTGACCGATTCAACTTCTTTGTCATACGCTGCTGCCCGAGCGCGAATCTGATCTAGCGCCGCTTGACTAGCACCCTGATACCGGCCTTCAGAAATAGCCCGCTCAATCTGCTGAACCTTAGTCAGCGTTTTGCCGTAATCCTCGGTCGCCGTTTTAATGGCATAAGCATCTTAAAGCGCCCGCTCGTTTGCTTTTTGCGCTTCACGTTCCAGTCGTTTAGTCTGAAAGACAGCCTTATCCATGTCCGCAGTGAACTGCGCCATGTCAAGGCCAAGCAAAACTCCTAGCCGAGCGATATTTGCTGATGCCATTTACTTCCTCAACCTTGGTAGTTTTGCCATGTAAACGTCAATCAAAGCACCGAGTTCATGTTTCAGATTCTCAATAACTCTGTCTTTATTTGATTCTAGTGCTGGACGTAAAAATGGCTGCGGGGCCATCTTCTTAGTTCCAAACTCATTAGCCAAGGACACCGCAGATTTTTTGACGCTGACCACGGCAATAGCCGCATCCCCCGGATTGACGTATTGGGATTTGCGGTCGTTGCCATTAGGAATACGACCATCTAGTCGGATGGTGTATTTCATGTGAATTGGACCGTCGCTTTCCTCGTCAAAAGGAGCGGCATTGGTAGCGTCGTACAGCACCGGAAACATTGCGTTCTCAGCCGCCTTAACCATGACGCGACGGGCTACGGCATCGTATTTGTGCAGTTCTGCCAGCAGATGCAAAGCCTGTTCCAGATCAGCAAAGCCCTCAGTCTTTATGCTGATTTCCGGGGTTGGCACATAGCCAGAATAAATCACTTCAGCAACTCCGGTGCACCGGGAGCCATGCTCATAAACGCCAGCAACTGCCGACTTGCCTGCTCTTTTTGCTCGGCATCGGTCAGCGGCGGGAAGATGTAGTCCTTCAGCGAAGGCAACACATCTTTGACTGTGTAGGGACTTGCTCCCTTGCCGAGTTTGCTATTGAGGTTGCCTGTGGTCAGCGCACTCAAAGCGAGTCCAAGGGCTTTTACGCCCAAGAACCCGTCATTCAGCAGTACCTCAATATTTCGCATGTCATCGGCAGGAATGTTGTCGGGACACCCACCGTGAGCGTAAACATACGCTCGGGCTTGCGAATAGGTGTCCCGCGCTAGTTTTTTCTGGTGTCCTTGTAGCCCGGTTGGATGGCCTCTGCGATCTTCGACACGATCTCCAACTGGATCGGCAGCGACCACTCGGCCTCAATTTCCTCGTATGTGATGTCCTCCAGCGACCCGGTTTCGGGCACCAAAAGCCTCACATACTCAACAATGCGATTCTCCGCTTGCATCGAAAATTTGACCATCTCCCGCGTGGATCGCCCATCAAGGAATACGTCGTTGTCGCGTTCCTCAATGCCTTCCAAACCTTTCATCGGGGCCACCATCTTCTGATAGCGGCGTTCCATCTCGGCTTCGTCTAGGTTGTCGATCCGAGAATTGATGTCATCAAGTTCTTTGGTCAGCGGGATGCGAACCTTAAACGTGTGCCCTGCCAGTTCAAACGCTTTGGTTTTCAGGTTTAGGGCATTTGCTTGGTACTTTTCGCCAAGCGCGGATGCGAGTTTGCTCATGTCTTGTTTTGTGGTTTGATGATTTGGTTGTAGATCAACTGGTTAAGCCGCATAACAAAATCCACGATTTCCTGCGGTGTCATGGTGTTGGCATGACGCGCAGAAATTTCGTGGATTAAGGTAATGGCGGTCAGTTTCTGCTGCCGCCAGCCAAACCAGTCCTGTCTTTGTTCTGCTTGACGCTCCAAGAAGGCCAGCAGATCGTTCGTATTTTGTATTGTTGTCATCTTATTTATTCTTCAGGCGGCGGCGGTGGCGGCGGTTCAGCCGCCTGCGGTGCTTTCACAAGCATACGCATTACTACTGCCTCGGCACTGTCGGCGTTAGCCTTAGTCAAGGCAGCAGCAAGTTCTTTCTGATCGACTTCAATGCCTCGCGCAGCAAGGGCAATATCGCCCTCTACTGCGGTCAGCATCTTTACAGCGTCAGCGACTTTCACGAATTGCTCCAACCGTACTGGTTGCCACGCGGATGCACCGTGAAGTTGCACTTCGCCTCGGCACCCGGCTGCGCGTCGATCTGGAAGTTGC